TCAAGTCTTTAACCTTGAAGGTGGCGCCTCTGGTATTGATGGTGCTTTAAAGTATCTTGAACTTCTAAAGCGATCAATGCATGAAATTATGAACATCCCAGAAACCGCACTGGGACAAGTTCAAGCGATCTCTAACACATCAGGTGTTGCACTCTCTATCCAATACCAACCGCTAATGAATCGTTACTCACAAAAGGTGGCTCAATACGGTAAGGGACTTGAAAGAGTAAATGAACTTGCTCTTCGTACTCTGTTCTTAAAAGAACCAGAGACTATGATTTATAACCCAGATGTAGATGGACCAATTAAAGAGGGCCAGTATCCACAGTTAGACCCTAACGATCCTATTTCTTATCAGAACTACGTTCAATTCCCACCTCCACTACCGTTAGATAAACTTATCGCTCTTAACGAAATCCAAACCAAACTTGGTATGGGTCTTGAGTCTAAAGAAGGCGCACTACGCACTCTTGGTGAGGAATTCCCAGAGGAGAAACTAGAAGAAATTCGTGCAGAACTCATATCTGATGCAGAGGCTGATGGCGCTCTACAACTAGTAAAAATTCAAATTCAAAAAGCCATTATGGACATGACAGGCATGATGCCTGGTCCTGATGGAAACTCCGCCATACCTATGCAACCAACCCAGTTGGGAGACGGAGACGTCATGGGAGACGGAATAGATGGAGCACCAACTCCTGAAAACGTAAACGATCCAGAGACTCAAGCCATGGAAGGCGTAGAACAACAGGCCGAGGCTGAGATTCGCAACAAACTTGTCACAGATGCCTATGGAACAAAACTTCCACAAAGAAGGGCAGTAGACAAGGATTAATTAGAATTCTGATATAAAATATCAGATATAACGAGACAAACTCTCCATTATGTAATGGAATTGTCCCGTAATAACTAAGTGGCACGCCGCAAGGCACTCGGACAACTACCCAAGAAAGATAAGTGATTACTATGGAAAACACAGTAGAACAGGCTGACCTATTGTCACCAGAAATTTTGGCAGCAGTAGAAACAGTACAAGAAGTTCCAAGTGAGGTATCAGTGTTTACTGCAGATGACGTTGCTAAGGCTCGTGAGCAAGAAAAAGCAAAGTTGTATCCTCAAATGGAAAAGATGAAAGAAGAACTTTCTGCATTGAAGAAGGCTCGTGAAGAAGAAGAATCTCGCAGAGCACAATTTGAATTACAGAAAGAAGCAGAACGTGCAGCACAAGAAAACGCTAAGGCAGAAGAAGAACTATCTGCTAAAGACCTTCTCAAAAAGAAGGAGCAAGAATTTCAGTCAATGCTAGAGGCTGAACGTCTTGAAAGAGAACGTGCTTTTGCTCTGCTAGACCAAGAACGTAAGTTCCAAGAACTAATGAATTACCGTCAACAGAGAGTCGAACAAGAGCGGGAAAGTATTGTTCCTGAACTAATTGATCTGATTGATGGAAACACTGCAGATGAAGTTGAGCAAAGCATCGCAATGTTAAAAGAAAAATCTGCTCGAATTTTGAGTTCTGCACAACAAGCAATGCAGAGCGCAAGACAACAAATGGCAGGAACTCGTATTACGAACCCTGCCGCAGGACCCCTCGATAACGACTCGGATCAACAATCGTACACTCCTGATTCAATCAGGGATATGTCATTGGCGGACTATGCGAAACAACGAGCCAAATTACTTGGCAACGCATCATCAAATAGAGGCCAGGGTCTTTTCGGTTAATACCCTCAACCAACTACAGAAAGGACTGCCCTAAATGGCGTCTGCAATTACAGGCACTGGCCAACTCGCTGGTGCACCAACCGCTTACTCAGGTTCGAACTCAAGCCTGAACCAAGCAATTCAAGTTATCTGGTCCAAGGAAATCTTGTTCCAAGCAATGCCAATTCTTCGCTTCGAACAATTTGCAGTTAAGAAGACAGAACTAGGTGTAGCACCTGGTCTCCGTGTTAACTTCCTACGCTACAAAAACTTCGCTGTCGATCCAACACCTCTTACAGAAGGTGTTCGTATGACAACTTCTGCATTAACAGCAGAGCAGATTGCAATCACAGTTGCAGAACACGGCTACGCAGTAGCAGTGTCTGAACTACTTCTTAACGCATCATTTGATGACGTTATGGCATCTGCATCACGTCTACTAGGTCGCCACATGGCACAGTACCTAGATTTACAAGCACGCAACACACTCTCTGCAGCAACTTCTGCTGTATTCGGCTATGACCGCTCATCTGTACAAGGTATTAATGACTGGTACAACGAAGGCACAGCAGCAACACAAATTTCAGACCTAGATGGTAACTACAAGTTATCAACAGGTGCTGTAAAGGATGCTGCTCTTACCCTTGCTGGTAAGAACATCCCTCGCTTAGGTGAGACATACGTACAATTCGTACACCCAAAGCAGTCACGTGACATTCGTTCGAACCCAGAGTTCATCGAAGTTACAAAGTACGCTGCTCCAGGTAACTTCATGCTCGGTGAAATTGGTCGTCTATACGACGTAGTATTCATCGAAACAACACAGGTAAAGAAGTTGGCAGTTAACGCTGGATACACAACCTCAACTGATGTTGGTGCACCAGCGACAGCAGCAACAGTGCCTGTTAAGGCTAACACAGCCCCTGGTTCAGGTGGAAACCCAGAGTCTGCAGATTTCACTGCAGAAAAGGGTTACCTAACATCAGCAACTGGTAACGGTGCTGAAGTTTACGAATCAATCATGATTGGTGACAATGCATTTGGTCACGCAATCTCTCTCCCAGTTGAACTTCGTGATGGTGGCGTTCTTGACTTTGGTCGTGAGCACGCTCTTGCTTGGTACGCAATCTGGGGTCTTGGTGTAATTACCGATCAAGCGATCGTTAAGGTTTACACAAACTAATCTCAATCGATGTCTGTGGGCCCTACCCCTTCTTGGGTCCACAGCCATCACTAAAAAACTAACTTAGGAGAATAAATATCGTGGCAAATAGCAAAACAAGTCCGCTTGATGCAACAGGGCGTGCAGCAGAACAAGCAGCAAAGAAAAACCAAGAGGCATTGAAAAAGCGACAAGATGAGATATCAATCGCTACTCAAGTTGAGGCAGAGAGTATGGAGCGGGACGTATTTGATCCCAAGCATCCAGATGCTCCACTAGTCCTAGATGATATTGTAGATGTAGGAGTGACAACTGCAGGTGACATGGTTGTTATCCGCACAATCACAGACGTTGATGATATGACTTACGGGGTCGGTAATAACTACACCTTTAAGGCTGGAGTTAAGTACAGAGTTCCAGTTGGTCTTGCCAATTATCTAGAACAACTTGGATATATTTGGCGTCCTAACTAACCTTAGACGTCAGCAGTAGTCCGACCCTCAACTGGTTCCCGCCCTCCTCCCAGTTGGGGGTTGGACCTTTTTCTTTTAAAGAAATACGAGATGATTGTCTTAAGAATTTTACGGAGGTTATGTGGCTACAATTGCAAGCCTGTCAGACAGACTGCGGTCTGAGATTGGCGACATAGGTAGGTCTTTTGTTTGGACTACCACAGCCGATGGAACCACAAATCGTTTCCTAGTACCCTACTCCCCACTAGATGGCGCTAATCTTGTCGTTAACGTTGATGGAGAAGACGTATCCTCTGAAGTAGAAGTAGAAGAAGGCACTGGTTACATTGTTTTTGACACAACTCCACAGGCTGATGATTCAATAATAGTTGCTGGTAACTATTTTAGATACTTTACAAGTACAGAAATTGGACGCTTTGTAAGCGACGCATTCAAACAACACTCAGCCTTTCATACAGATGCTTATGGCAGGGATGTGTCTATACAGAACCTTCCTACCCTTGAAGAGTACCCAGTAGTTATATATGCTGCTTCGTTGGCCCTATATGCGCTAGCAAATGATGCAGCCTTTGATATTAACGTCTTTGCTCCTGACGGTGTAACAATCCCTCGTTCAGAGCGGTATCAACAACTTATGCAGATGATTGACGTTAGAAAGAACCAATACAAAGAACTTTGTTCACAATTGGGTATTGGTCTATTTAAAATTGACGTCTTTAGTTTCCGTCGAATTTCTAAGACCACAAACCGTTACGTTCCAATTTTTCGTCCTATGGAAGTACAGGACATGTCTTCACCTAACCGAGTTCATATTCCGATCCCTACATACGGAGACACCGATCCTCCAGTAACTACCATTATTCAAGATCATTATGTTTACGAAGGTGACTCGTACGAATGGACTGTCACTCTTGACTTTGAAGTCAGTGATTACGAAGCAATTTCTCAGATTCGGATTCTTCCAGGAGCCGCTCAATTATTGACCTCATTTACCATTACAAAACCTGATTTAGGTACAGCCGACGGAGAGGGACTTCGTACTCTAACATTATCGTTGGATTCGGAGCAAACAAGGATCTTGCCTGGAACGTCGTATTACGATCTTCAGATGACAGATCTTAACAACGTTACACGGACCTACGTTTCAGGAAAAATCTTTATAACATCAGAGGTGACTCAATGAGCCAGTACGTAAGACCAGGTAGTACAGTCCCTATTACGGTTAATGACGTGATCCTAATTACTACACCCTCTGGTGTACAAGACTTTGGATCAACGGGATTACCCGCATTTGAAGCACAGGCTCTAGCCTACGAACATACCCAAGGAGCAGTTAGTAACTCCTGGGTGATAACTCATAATTTAGGCTTTAAGCCTAACGTAACAGTTGTAGACTCTGCTGGTACAATATACGAAGGCGAAATAACTTACACTAATTTGAATTCAATTACGGTCTCGTTCTCTCAAGCCTTCTCAGGCAAAGCATACTTATCTTAAGGAGATAACGTAAATGGCACGTAAATTTTTAACCCCGATTGATTTAAATAAATTAGAATTACAGAACGCAAGAATACAAAATTTA